CGCAGTTAAAGAACGCTTGCTTGGTCTTGGATCTACACTGAATGGCATGCTCAAGGTAAAACTTGGGCGCCCATTCCTGAAAGTATTGCTTTTGTTACTTCCAGTAGTGGGTATTAAGAGAAATCTGTCGTTGGTCAAAGTTCTTATTACATACTTGGCTCACGTTCATCGTCTTTGCAAGGCGAGTGGTTTCAAATTTGCGGTAATCTACCTCAAATCTTGTCACACACTCCTGCAACAGGCGTTGGGCGGCCAGCGACTTTCCGACACGAGCCCGTTAGGGGCTCGTGTCACGCGGACTCGAAATAGTTCGAGGGGTTTACCTCGAATAATTCCTAGTCTCCATCGTAGCCGGATCCGAAACGGTGAGATAACTATGATACGCTTATGGTTGTCTCTCTTCTCTATATATCGAGTTATCGATGTTAAGGGGAAGATGAAGCTGTCTACCATTACAGCGCCTTTCACGGGCCAGTTCAAATTAATAGATGAAATGATTCCATTTCTGAAATTCTTTTGGGCGGGTCTGGGGGAGATGTTGCATTGGAGACCGCATCCTATTTTAGACGCGATTTCGATGGGGGGGATAATGACGTTTCTTCCGAACTTAAAAGCTAAGCCGGAATTAATGTCTAAATCCGCTCCAGTTGTGTCAGATAAGGCGTTAGTGGCAAGGATAGCCTCTACATCGCCTCTGTCAATACTGTTATCAGCTAGGACTTGGACTGGGATATTACGAAACACTGAGCTTGGAGAAGCCTTTGCTTCGTGGTGTCGCATTACAAAGAATAGTTGGTTACTGTATCTCATAGAACGTTGCTCTCGTGGAGAGCCCGATCCTCGAGCCAATACGGCCATGGGTCGGGATGGTAAGCTTGTTACTCTCGACGACGAATCTTATCGACGCGCTCTTGCGTCGAAAGGTCGTTATCGAAATAAACTGCTGAACCTCTCGTGGAGGAGGATTCTTGGGAAACTGGGGACTAAGATAGAGGCCGCCGGGAAAGTCCGGGTTTTTGCTATGGTTGATCCTTTCACGCAGTGGATACTTCGTCCGCTGCATGATTCGATCTTCAGCCTGCTGAGACTTATCTCGCAGGATGGTACTCACAATCAAGTTAAACCGCTTGTGCGTTTGCTTGAACGACGAACTCGTTTAGTTCGTGAGAACCGGCCTCCGGGTGAGAGATCACCTGGAAGGCGAGTGGTTCTTCCGAAGAAGACGTGGGCGCTGTTCTCGTACGATCTAACCGCAGCTACAGATCGTTTACCAGTGGCCTTTCAGGAGGAGATACTAGTTCCATTTCTGGGACGGTGGCTCGCCGGATGTTGGACCATGATACTGACGTATCGTGACTACTGGGTTTCTTTGAAGGAAGACCCGGCAGACCCGACACCGACAATGACTCCTCTTCGGTATGCCGTAGGGCAACCGATGGGAGCATTATCCTCATGGGCAATGTTAGCATTAACCCACCACTGTATTGTGCAGTGGGCATGGTATCGAGTATGTAATAGGGAAAAGAGGAAATGGAGCTGGTACCGGGAGTATGCGGTGTTAGGTGATGACATCTGTATTCTCGGGCACAAGGTAGCAGGGGCTTATGTGGACATTCTTCACTCGTTAGGAGTAGAGATTGGTATGCATAAGTCTTTGATCTCAATTGATGGGACAGCCGTGGAATTCGCGAAGCGTACTTTCTATAAAGGAAAGGACGTTTCGGCGATATCTCTGAAGGAGCTTCTCGTCGCTAAGAGAAATCTTAGTGCCGGTATGGAGCTTTGTCGGAGATATAACCTTAGTCTAGGGGCTTATTGCAAGTTCTTAGGTTACGGTTACAAGCGGTTGGGATCACTGACGATGCGTCTTTGGTCTATGCCTTCTCGATTGAGAAACTATATTGTGGCCTATACTGGTCCAGGCATGCCCTCTTTCCGGGATCTCGTCTCGTGGTTGTCTCAGAAGTCTATTCTTTCTTCATACTTGAAGACTGATGTGGCGCTCGAGAAACTATGGGATACCTTTGTACAGGTGGAAAAGGAGAGACTCCTTTCTCACTTGGAAGAGGTTGAGGAACAATATCGGCGTGCCAATATTGCGACTCAGCAGTACCGGGAAGGGGGGAAGTTAATTATTTGTGGAGTTGTCTATGATAATTTTCCTTGGCACCCTGGAATCAAGGGTGTTGAGGCGGAGGACCTTGATTTTATGAATCAAACGGTCTATCGAGAGAGCTTCATTAACGGATTAACGCGCCTGCATGAGATTAGGAACCAAGTGATAGAGATTGGTACCGACCGGGAGGTCGATATCATGGCTCTATGGAGTTTAGTCGATGAACTCGACGACTCCAGTTCCTTAATCCCTGGGTTGGCGAATGTTAGCTCTATTCCTAAGGAGAAATCCTTGGGAGTAGGTCTAGCACTTGTCGATCGTTGGATTAAGTACTCACGCTCATTCCGTTCAACGACAAAAGGATCTTCCAATCCTTCCTAGGGTGCCCTTAGGCTTACGAGTCAAAGGACCAGGGCGGTTGCATGGTAAAGTGTCAAGCTGGACATGCAGATTATTTTTGTTTCTGTATGATCCGGCCTTTATCAGGTGGATTCCTGATCAACCTAGGATATTCTCTTAAATATAAGAAAAGAAGATGAAGTAATTCGTCTACACTTTTCGAACATTTTTAATAAGTATCTAAGCTGAGCAGGATCCGGGTTAGTGCC